TATGAAACTACGCTACCCCCTCGCTTTATTTGTACTTGTTGCCCTTGGCCTCGCTGGTCAGGGTGACTTTGAAGAAGAACAAGCCGAAGCAGCTAGGTACGCAGAACGCGTTTGCACTGGCGTTCACAACGACTACCTAAGCTTAAAGCCTGATTGCTATGCAGGATGATTTGTTCGGCATCACAGCAAAACCCCCTACCTCGCCCAAGATGTTTTCAGTACAAGAAGTCACCAAGGGTTTAGCGGCTGAAGTTTACAAGGCCAATCATTATTTCGGAGATAAAGGGTTCTTGCATATGTATAGCTTTGGCGCGGTCTTTGATTCGTTTTGCTGGGGCGCAATAACTTACGGGATTCCCAACGCTAGAAACATCAACGGCCTGTACAAAAGTGACGAACAACACGGGGTCTTGGAGATTACAAGACTAGCGTTTAGGGACGGATCGCCTAGAAACTCACCCTCCCGCCTTATATCTCAATCAATCAAACTTCTGCAACAACGCTATCCCTTGCGGCTAATTATCACATACGCAGACACAGCGCAGGGTCACACTGGCGCTATTTACAAAGCATCAAACTTTACCTATCACGGTTTAACTGCTCAGAAGACAGACTTTGTGCATCCAGACGGAAGTATTAAAAAATTAAAAGGGGTGAAGTATTCAGAGATGGAGGGCAAATGGGTTGCACGAAGTAGGAAACATTTATTTAGCCTCTCCGTTTAAGAACCTCTCTCGCTCCAGCAGGATTGCAATTTCCTGTTGGGCTGCCTCGAACGCGTTTGCACTGGCGTTCACGGTGATTACCTCAAGCTTTCCCCTGACTGCTAACTAGCCAGACGTTCTGCTCCTTCTCATCCTCTGGCCTTTCGGCTGGGGGATTGGGGTCATCATCAAACTCAACAAACTCACTGATAATCACAGTCACTTGAGTGTTCGGCTCCATGTCTTCAATTATTACGGTAGGCAAGTTCTCTATCCTCCATGAACCTCTCACGCTCTAGCAAGTTGTTAATTTCTTGCTGCGCCTGTTCCAGCACTTTAACGTCCCGCGTTATTTGCCACTCAGTGAGCAATGTAACCACGTTACCAGCTAGATACCCAAGTCTGTTGGCGAGAATGTAATCAACCGGCTTAATCTCTTTCATCATTCTTCAACCTGCCATATCTGCCCACGCCATTCATACTCGCCAGCATGGTGCACTTTTACGAACTCTGGTGACAAAAGAAAACCATCTTTTATCGTCAAGACTACAAATCCACTCACCCAGTTCTTTGGACCGTCTTCTGCGTAGTCGAAGGTAGGCTGGTGAGGGTTTGCCATTGTCCCGCATTGCACGCCGTATCGGTGACCCGTGTAATCAGACCAGCTATAAACTTGCTGCGCGTGTGTGTGGCCTGTGACGATGTGAGTGCCTGCTTTCATCGTGTTATTATATGCTGCGTGAACACCACCTGCGATTCTATGCTTGATCACAATAGGTCGCTCCGCCCCAGCTATCCACAACGACATTCCAAACACCCATTCTTTGAAATGGTCTTTTAAGTCGAACCCCACCACCCCGCCGAATTGGTTTGCATTGTTTGCTAGGTAGGAGTTGAACCGCTGATCATGATTCCCGATAAGCCAGTACCTGTCACTTTTGGGGCTGGCCTTCTGTATCTCTTGCAGCCGTTTTTGGGCTGTAGATAACTCTTGCTCAACACTGGGCCGGTCTTCCCAGTCGTTCATTGGGTGCCTGCCGATACTGCTGCCATCTATTAGATCGCCATCGAGAACAATGACTTTTGGCTTTAGTTTTTTTGCTAATTCAACGAAGGCAAGGTGGGCGGTTGTAACGGTGTTGGGTTCATAATGGCAATCGCTGCCGACCATAATTATACCATCAGTCACTTCTAGGTTGCGCCTAAACGACTCTCTGGGCCTGTTCCTGCTGTCTAAATGCGCTGGGACGTGTAGGATAGCCCCCAGAAGGTTCTCTACCCGCTTACGCTTCATGTGAACGTTGCGAATATCAACTTGGTACTTCCTAGCCATCTCCGCTGGCCCTAAAGCCTCAAACTCTTTGGCAAATTCTTCAGGGTCAACTGGGGTCTTTGACTGACTCATATTTGCCTCGCCTTGCGTAAGCATTACAAAAGTGGGCGAATACTAACGCTTTCACGCCTTCTTCTCTAGCCTCTTTTGGTTCACGCTCCCAGACATCTCTTATCGCTGCGTCAGCGGCTTTTACCATGTCCTGCGCTATCGCCCTTGGTGATCTCACTTTAACCTACCCCGCTCACCCAGTCTGCGCTCATGCGCCTTTATTTGTTCTGACCAGTCGGCAATCATTTCTCTATAGTCGGCTGCGTAGAATTTCACTGGGTCATTCTTGGTTGCCAGCATATACTCGACCTGATCCTTCCCTATCCAATCAATCATCCATAACGTGTACTGCGCCGCTGCGCTGCCATGCTTCATGGAAAACGCATTACAGCCCCGGCACTGAGGGTTAACATTGCTTTCATCCAGCGCCCATCTACTGCTTGAGCCTTTTGGTATCCAGTGACCGCCGTCCATGCACTTGTAATGATCTAGTTTTCCACAACTCACGCATTTGCAGTAGCCATTGTCATCGGCTGCGCTGATCCTCGCCAGCTTTTGAATAGTCTCTAGGGCTTTTGCTCTCAATGTCTTAGGCATTATACCACCTTCCGCAAGTTGGCATTCTTTGTGCGCTCCGCATCAAACGATAACTGCCCCAACATAATCAACCGCTTTAATTTTTCTGCCTTCAGGCTTGATAACTGGACTGCCCGGTAATACTCAGCCCATTGCCCTCCCGCTCTTGTTTCAACTTCTGCTTTTGCTGCGCTCTGACCATCGTCCATATACGCCTTCTTTGTTGCTGCCTCATACGATTTAAAGTTTGTCTCTGCCTCGATTGCCTCAACGCTCGCCCTCTCCCATTGTTCAATTCTTTCACTCAGTCTTTCTAAGATTCGGTCCATCCGATCATTCATTTATTTTTCCCACGTTGTGACATTTAGTGGGTTAGGTGGCCCACTAGCATATTCAGTCTTATCAACAGTCTGTATTTCCACCCCACCATTTCCAAGCTGGCCCAAACTTTGCCCACCTACCTATCTAAAAAAAAGAGAGGGAGGATTTATGCCACCATTAACGGGTGTTCCGTTTCGCGCCCCACTAATGCGCGCAGATTTCTGTTGAATTGTCTTTTGGTCGTTCTGCTCAACGGTTCAACCAACCGCACCATTTCTGGCCTTTGCTGTTTTTCTAAACAGAGCGAAAACTTTTTACCACAACTGAGTGTCGATTCAGCCTATGGATATCCACTATACGTTCCATTCCGACAAGAATACATCAGGGCGCACATCAAAAGGCTCAACTTCGCCATCTGTTAGTCTGCAAACCTTAACAACGTAGTGGGCGGGGATTCTTGTATTTCTCCAGATAGTCAACAACTGAGGCGATATGCCCACCTGTCGGGCCAATTCTGATTGATTGCCGTTTGTCGCTGAATCAACAATCTTGTTATATAAATTTCTGTCCATGACCATTCCTTATGTGAGCGCGAAGCATACCTCAAGATTACCTTGAATAAAAGGTTTACTTTTGGCAAATAATAGCTTTTAATAACCCCCTCACTTAATAAAGAGGAATGGAAATGAACTTACCCGAAAGAGAATTAAATCACCCCGAATGGTACGCCAGAGACTTAGGCGCTTGCAGCCAATGCAATGAACCTATGCTTCAGGTAGAAGATGAAGGCCATCACATCATCGCTTGCAGAGTCTGTGATCTAGGCGATGTTGCTGACAATGACCGCAAATTCAGCGTTCACTTCTACGGCCTGAAAGACGGCGAAGACTTGCACTCATTTGCAAACGGAATCATTGCCGACAGCCGCACCGAGATGCAAGAACTCGCCGATTGGTGGTTAGAAAACATGCACTGGGAACTTCTGCAAGTGCAAGGCAACAGAGACAAGCTGGTCAAAGCTGACGTATTAGAAGGCAACCCCGCTCAGCAGTATTGGATTTATGAAGAAGATCAAGAGATCGCTTGCATTGTCGAGGTGCTGTAATGGGTAAGGTCAAATCAGAAATGTTCAAAGAAGAATTAGGCTTTGATGATTGCTTGCAGTTGCTAGACAGCCTTACGGTATACGAAACACCGCAGAAGCTAGCCAAGCGTTACCTAGAAAACGATCTACCGCCAGTCAACACGGTTGAGCGGTTTGAAGCATTGCAAAAATTAATGGATGCAGTGCAGAGGCAAAAATAGGTCAGGGAACCTCCTCTCCCATTAGCGTGTGCCCGTCCGCGTGACCGAACAGACGGGACTAATTTAACCAAAAGGAAAAATCATGAAAGAAACCAACCTCATAGAGTCATTAGTGAAAGCGCAGTCAGAAATGACTCACGCAGC